CGTGATGGGGGTCCCGGACATCAGGACCAGCGACCGATTCTTGTGCAGGCTGTCGATGTACCGGGTCTTGAAGAAGAGATCCATCGCGCGCTTGGAGCCCTCGCCCGTGATGCCCTTCACATTGGTCTGGTTGGTGGGGAAGTCGAGTTTGCGGAAGTAGTGCGCCTCGTCCACGAACATGAAGTCGATCCCGGCTTCCTCGAACGTCATGCCCTTGTCTTTCCCGCTTTGGTCGGTCAGGGCCTCGAGCTTTTCGCGGAACCTCTTCAGCGCCCGCTCGAGCTGCTTACGCTTCACGCGCTCGGTCTTGGGCGTGTCCTCCACCATGCCCTCGTACAGGTCCACCATTTCCTGTATCTCGCCCTGGGCGAATTCATCCGATATGGGCACGAATCCGAAAGACGAGTGGGCGAAGATCACCGCGTCCCAGTTTTCCGCCTGGACGCGGCCCATGAACGTGCCCCGGGCCTTCACGTCGAAGTTCTCTTCGTCGGCGACCAACACCTTTGCAGCCGGGTACAGGGACAGCAATTCGGTGGCGAACTGTCGCAGCATGTGCTTCGGAACCACGTAGGCGGGTTTCTTGATCAGACCCAGCCGGCGCATTTCAATGCCGGCGATCGATGCCGCGATGGTCTTGCCGGCACCAACCTCGTGCGCCATGTAGGTATTGCCGCGCTGGATGATCCTCCAGGCGACACGCCGTTGGTGGTCGTACGGCTTGTAGGCTGCGGAGAGGCCCGGCAGCGTCATGTGCTTGCCGTCGAACACCCTCGGGACGATGTTGTTGTAGTCGCGGTTGTAGATTTCGGCCAATGCGGCACCGCGCTCGCCGTCCTCCCAGAGCCACTTCGAGAATCTCTGCTGGATCTCGTTCTGCTTGGTCTGTGCGGCTTGGGTGGCGACCTCGTTGAATACCCGCTTCTGGTCGTTGCCTGATCCAACCAGATCGTATATACGCGGCGTGCGCGCGTTGAGCGCGTTGTCAAGCAACTCCACGGCATTCGCGCGGTTGGTGCCCCATGTCGAAGTAGCATTGACCGATGCACTGGCCCCGCCCGTGGCGCTCCACATGGCGCCTTCGCGGACGTGCGATACCTTCACGTTGCCAATGCCAAGCCCTTCACGGGCGAATTCCTCGATGTAGTCGGTGTCGATCCACGGCGCGCCCAGCCGAACGTATATTTCCGACGGCTTCAGGTCGCGCGGCTGGACCTTCTTCAGCGCCTCGACGTTGCGGTCATAGCCTCGGTCGGCCTTGGCCGATTCCTCGGCGAGCTTGAGTTTGTCGCGGACATCGCCAGATAGGTACTCGTCGTCCGTCACCCATTGCTGCGTCGCTGGGTCCTGGTAGACCGAATCCCCAAGCTCTTCAATCAGTTTGCCCTCGTCCATGCCAAGGCGCTCGGCCATGGCCTTCGTTTCCAGGCGTCCGTACTCGTTGAGCGACCAGATGAGGGTGTCCGCCGGCGAGGTTGTTTCCGCCTCAGTGGGCGGGTTGATTACGCGCTCGGTGAAGATTGCCCGCTTTGTGGCCTTGCCGGTGTCGTGGTTGTAACTCTCGATCGCCGCAACCCGGTAGGCTTCCGGATCCAGACTGAAGGCGGAAATGTTCGGGGTGCGGATCGATACCACTTCATCGCCGGCCTTGTTCGTGCGCTTGGTGTGCACTTCCTTGTTGATCGGCCCGTGCTTCTGGACAAACGCCTCGTAGGCTTTGGCCATCTTCGACTGCGCGGCTTTCAGGGCTTTCGGGTCGTCCGACTCGAGCTGCGTGCGGATCACGTCCTTGACCGTGTCGCGCAGCGGGATGAACGAGCGGATCACCTTCTCCGCAATGCCGGATACGTCGGCCTTCAGGCCAACACCCTGGCGGCGCTGCAGCACCTTGCCGTCCTTCAGGTAGTACGCGCCTTCCTTAATATGGTCCGGGGATACGTCGATCACTTCCGGCGCCACCTTGTCGGGTGTTTTCGAGGCGCGTTCCTCGTAGACGTTCTCTGGCATGCGGTCGACGGCCTTGTCGAATTCGGCCGCGATGTCCGCCCCCTCGCGCGAAAGCAGCGTGAATTCGCCCTCGCCGCGGTAAAGCCCCTTGACCTTGCCGCCGCCCTCAAGCTCGCTGCCCGACAGCATGGGCTCGCCGAGCATCATTTCCGGGTGGCGGCCGAAGTATTCGTTGATCTCGGTGGGGCCGTCCTTCGTGTCGATCTGAACCACGTCGTTCCAGCCCTCGCCGGCCGGCGCCTGTCCTTCGGCCCGCTTCTTGAAAAACAGCACGTCGGTGATTACCTCGGTGCCCGCGTTCTCCTTGAACGAGTCCTGCGGCAGGCGGATCGCGCCCACCAGGTCGGCGCGCTCGGCGATGTACTTCCGCGCCGAGTCGTCCTGCTTGTCCATGGTGCCCTTGGACGTGACGAACATCAGCACGCCGCCAGGTCGTACCTTGTCGATCGCCTTGGCGAAAAAGTAATCGTGCAGGCGCAGCCCGAATTTCTTGTAGGCCTTGTCGCTCTTGATCACGATGTCGGCAAACGGCGGGTTGCCGATCGCCACGTCGTAGAAATTGTCCGGCATCACAAACTTCGTGAAGTCCTGCACGCGGATGTCGGACTGCGGGTAAAGCTGCTTGGCAATATTCCCGGTGCTCGGGTCGAGCTCCACGCCGGTGTATTTCACCTTGCCAGCCAGATCCTCCGGGATCAGGCCGAGGAAGTGGCCGACACCAAGCCCAGGCTCGAGGGCGCGGCCACCGGTGAACCCGAACCGCTGCATCGCGCGCCACATAGCCTTGATGATCGGTTCGGACGTGTAGTGGGCGTTCTGGGTCGATTCCTTCGCGCGCGCGTATTCCTCGTCGGTCAGGAGCGCCTTCAATTCCTCGCCAAGCTGCTCGTACCCCTTGCCGTAGCCGTAGTGACTACGGCCGAACGGCTGCTGGATGTACTTCTCGAAGATGTTGTTGGCGAGTTCGGTGGCGCCCCAGCCCACGTACTTCACCATCGTGGCCTGCTCTTCCGGGGTGGCCTGGCGTTCTTCGGCGACGATGCGCTTGAGCGTGCGAATGGCGTCTATGTTCTGGCGCGCCTTGACCTTCCACGACCCCTTGCCGAGGTCGTCGTCCGCCGTTATGCGGTAGTTGACTCCAAGGGCAGCGCCCCTGCGGCCATCCCTTCCAGTTGCTGTCTGACTATCTCCCGCGCGCTCACCGCCGCCGTCGACATCGCCTGTGCGCTCTCCTGGAACGTCACGTTCGATGCTGTCGGCCCCCTTCCGCCCAGGCTTTCCTTCGCCAGTTCCCGTGTCAGGCGCTGCTCTTCCTCGGTTGCCGTCTCCCCGATCTCTTTCAGCACCGCTTCCAGCTGGCCGCTCTTGATCAGCGCCGCCAGCTTGCGCGGGTTGCGCTCGGTCAGTAGGTCCTGGTACATCTGGCTGTACGGGTTGGTCATTTTGGGCCTCAGTTCCAGTATAGACCGGGGTTTCGGGTTTTGGTGCCGCAGCGTCCTTGACTGCCTGCGCCGCCTGGATAAGCGCCTCCGCCGCGGCTGCAAGGGGATTGGCGGGCGCTTGCTGCGCCGCCGCAGGTTCCGCCGCCTGTTCGGCCGGTTTTTCGGGCTCCTGGCCCATGAATTCGCGGGCCCTGGCCTCGTCGGTGAAGACGAACCCGGGCAGCGCGCCGCGGCCGCGGTAGCTCGAGTAGTGGCCGCCTGACTTCGCTGCGCGCGATTTGAGGGTGCTGAACACGTCCGGGGATACCCGGTCGTTCAGCGTCACCACATGGATGGTCGCGCCGGTCTTGCCGTGCTTCCGGTTGGCGTGCAGCGTCATGGCTGGCAGGCCTTCGGTCGCTTCGGTGGTCGCGGGTGCGCTCAGGGCCGGTGCTGCAGGCTTCGCGTCCCCCGGGATCGCCTGCGCGGCCTCTGGGTGCTTCTCGGCCCAGGCATCGAAGGCGGCTTGCGCTACATCGGCGTTCTTGTCGCGCTGCGCGGCGTCCTTCGCCCATTCCTGTTTCTTCGCCTGGAGTTTAGCCCGGGCCTGCTTCTCACGCGCGCCGCGGGCACCCGAGCGAGCGTTCTGGATCTGCCGCCAAACGCTCTCAGGCTCGGTCCAATGGCCTTGAATGTGGATGTCCGGCACCACGTTCTCGGGTTTGGCCGTCTCGGGCTCAAATTCCCGTTGGTGCCCGAACACCTGGGCGCCGTTGTCGGTCTTGACCTCGTAGTGGTAGGTGGTCTTTTCCGTGCGATTGCCACCGCCGAACACGCCAATGATGTGCATGGTGATCGGCGCGGCCACCGCTATCTCGCCGTGCCGGCCTTTGTGCTGGCCGTCAGTGAATTCGACGCGCTCGCCCTTCTTGTAGATGGGGTTGCCGTCGCCGTCTTTCGGGCGCTCACCAGTCGGTTGTGCGGATTCGGTGGCCTTCTCGCCGGCCATGTGTGCGGGTCCAGCATTCGCGCCACTCTCGTCAAGCGGCTGCACCTTGATGCCCTCTCGGGTCGGTATCAGCGCGGCCTTGGTAGGACTGAAAACCGTATGCGGCTGCGTGACTGGCGCAGACTCGGGCTCCGCTGCCATGGCAGCATCGGCGCGCGCCTTAACTTCATCAATCGGCGCTTCCTCATCCAGACTATCGACGGCCGCAACCTCGCGCGCGCTCTCGGCCCCCTTCTCCTTGTAGCGCCCGGACATGGCGATGTACCCACCCTGGTAATGCTCGAGGGTGAGTTCGTCGGCCACGTCCTTGCCCAGCGCGTCGGTGATCTTCTCGCGCACGAAGCGCGCCGCGGCCTTGAATTTGATGTAGCCCAGACGAAACGCGGCATCGAAAAGGCGCGTCATGACCGGCAACAGTTTCTGCTCCTGCTCGGGCGTGACGTTCAGGCGGCCGTTCTTGCCCAGGAGGTCGCCGAGATCCGCGAGCGCGGCCTTCAGGTCTTCCTTGGCGCGCTCTTCATCGGTCAGCGCCGGCGCCGGTTTCTCGCCGACGAGCTTTTCGGCCGCCGCTTTCGCGTCCTCGAAGTTCGGGTAGATAGTGACGGTGTTCAGAGCCTTGTCCGCGTCCGTGTCCCACAAGCTCACGGCGTATTTCCCTTCGCCACCGTAGGCAATACGGGCTTGCATGCCCTCTTCGCCGTCGACGGCATTCAGGATGTCGCCCACCTTGAATTTCGGCTTGCGGTCGTCCTCGATAGGTGGCGCTACTTGCGTCCCTTCGTTGGCTGCGGGCGCGGCTGCGGTTTTGCCTTCGGCTTTGCTGGGCTTCTTCCCAGGCCGGGCCGCATCTGGTTTGGGTACTGGCTTCGGTTGTTCACTCTCGGCTCCTTTTGTGAGTGCGGGTTGCGCGGTGGCCGCTTCTATCGCCGCCGGCTCCGCTGACGGCTTGAAACTCTCGCCGATCAGCGGTTTCATGCCTGACTTCCACTCGCCCGGTGGCCAGATTTTCCCGTTCTGGCTGATGCGCGCCACTTCCTTGCCGTCCTGGTCGATGATTTTCGCGCCACCGATGGACTCGCCGGCGCCGCCCGCACCCTTGCGCACCGCGGCGCTGAAGAATTGTTCCCACTTCGCGGCTGCGTCTTCAAGCGAATCGACGGGCGAACGCTGGATTCCGCGCTCCACGAACAGTTGCTGCTTCACGGCGGGCAGGTTGGTGGCGTCGGCAGGCACGAGGCCGGTTTTCTCTTCGGCCGGCGCGGCGATCGGCTTCTGCGCCTGCATGAACGCATCCTTGTCCTGCAGCTTGGCCTTGAATTCGTCCATCGACATCGGCGTGACCTGGGAGAGGCCTTTCCAGTCGGCCGGGTAGTTCCGGGCGTACGCGGCGCGCGCCTCTTCCTCGGAATCGTAGCCTATCATCGCCTTCGGTTCGTCGAACTTGCCCTCTTTGTTGCTCTGGTCCACCACGAACACCGTCCCGCTGAATCCTGCCGGCGTGCCGGGCTTCACGAACGTGTCGACGTGCTCCTTGTCCGGTGCGCGCGCTGGAACACCCTTCACGTAGCCGTAATGGTCGGACATTTCCTGCGTCCACTGGGGCGGCTGGTTCGCCTTGTCCTCGCGCGTGCTGCCCGCCGGGTTCTCGATCGATATGTCCAGGCCACCGACGTTCACCGGCCCCTTCTTGTAGTTGCCGGCTTCGGCCTGACCCGCCGTCGGTTCCTCGAGGTCGTTGTTCGGGCTCGCCGCGGCCTGGTTCGCCGCTTCGTCGATGGGCTGCTGGGCCTCAAGCTCTTTCAGGCGCCGGCGGCCGGCAGGAAGTGGGGTCAGTCCGCCCTGCTTGTTCTCGCGTGCGTGCCCCGCTTCCAGGAGTAACGCCCGGTCTTCGTCGGTCAGGATGCCCTTCTCTATGTCCTTGCCGAGCATTTTGCGCAGGGCTTCCAACTCGCCCGGGCGCTCGGTCGGCTGTTCTTCGACCGGGGAGATATGCGCCTCGGGCGCGGGCGTTTCAGGTGCTTCGGGTTCAGCCGTCGCATCGGCCTCCATCCGACCCTTACGCGCCGCGACATCGCGCAGCGTGGAGTCGTGCTCGGTGGTGACGGGCGGTAGATCAGCGCCTGGGCGATCCGGCCGCAGCGCTTTGTATCCGGCGTGTCCGGCCGCACCAGCACCGCCCATCAATGCGGTTTGCAGGAACACGGGCCCGGCCACTTCCTTGAACGAGGTCAGCCAGTCGTCCGGGTTCGTGAAGGACCGGACCATTTCGCCGGGTTTGCCGAGGCCCGCTTTCACCTGTTCCTGCTGCTGGCCGATCTGGGTGATGGTTTCCGTCGGCAATTCCTCGGCCTGCATGAGCCCGAGCTTGGTCGCGCCGCGGGTAAAGATGTTCTTGTCGGCGATCTTGGCGACCGCCCCGGGGAGCATCTTGCGCACGGGCGAGGCGATGATTCCGGCCATCGCCATGTTCCCCAGGGCCTCGGGCACCGCTTCCCACAGTCCGGTCTTGTGCGCGTGCTCGGCGAGCGTTGGTTCGATCTCTGCAAATTCTGCGTCCGAAAGCGGAGTGCCGCGCGACTTCACCGAATCGGCGTCGAATTTATCCCGCGCGTCGCGCATGAATTGGTTGTACTGCATGCGGTAGGCAGCTGTGCCCGAAGCAGCGCCCCCTGCGGCGAATCCGGCCACCGGGTTGATTGCGGCCGCAGGTAGGCCTGCAGCAAGCCCCGCACCCATTCCAGCACCGGAGAATCCGAGGCTCGGCCCCAGATTCCTCACGTCCTCGCGCGAGAACGCGCCGAACGCGAGCGGATCCTGCGCGCCGGGCTGCTCGCCGACCTCTTTCGCGCGCTTCCTGCCGCGCTCGATCACCGTGTCGAGGAAATTCCGCTCTTCGAACGGCTTTTCGCCCTCGATGGTGGAGGCGACCGCCGCGGGCAAGTGGTAGAGCAGCGCGTCGCTGATCTGGCTACCAATCTCGCGCACGAGGCCCGGACGTTTGGCCCGCTCGGCCTTGTCCTGGTCGGTTTCGCCCTTGAATGGGGCAAAGGCGGTACCAGTTTCCTGGTCCGTCTTCCCGTCGAACGTGGAGAACGCGCCTTGGGGTTGGGGCATGCTACTTCTCGATCACGCGCGTGCCATCGGGCTTCTCGAATACCCGCTTGCCGTCCTTTGTGCCAATGGCTTTCGACCCTTCAGGCAGTCCAGGCGGCAATGCCGCACCCCCGCCGCGCAACCGATTCACCGCCGCAAGCTGCTGGTCGATCGCCTGGTCGAGTGTCGTACTGCCCATCGAACCGGCCGCGAGTTTGTTGGCTTCGGACAGGATTTTGGCCTCGGGCGTCTCGTCCGATTTCGGCTGCCTACCCTTATTGTAGGCGTTGGCCGTTTCAAGAAGCGATGGATCGTCGCGCAGCGCTTGCAACAAGCGAACTTCGGCTGGCGTGTTGTCCTTCGCGGCTGGCGACTTGATCCCAGTGTCGAAGGTCTGTTTCGTCTTTTTGTCGAACAAGACATAGGTTCCGCTCTTGCCATTATCAAGCACATGCCAATTGCCCTGTTCTAATTGCTGCTGGAGCAGGTCCAACTTCCGAGCCGAGTCGCGCTCGGTCCCCAACCGGTGCCGTGTCGTCTCCTGGAGCGTTTTGCCGGAGAGTTCGTGTGCGGCATCCTTCTCCCGGAAGCCCATTTCAGCCGTCAGGTCGGCGTGCTCGCGGGCCATGGTTGCGGCATCGGTTGCAAGGTTCTTGTCGATCTGACCTCGAGCGGTCTTCGCCGTGTCGCCGCCTGCCTCTCCGAACGCGCCGAGAAAACCCGAGCCCGGATGTGCGCTCTTGGCCATGACGTTCATCCAGAATTCGAGCGCGAGGGCGTCCTTCTGGCCTTGGGTGAGGTCGCCTTTGGGTTCCTTGCGCAGCGCAGCGGAGCGTTTCTGGTATTGGTCGCCCCAGGTTGAAACCGGGACTTCCGGCACTTGCTGCCCGCCGAACGCGCCCACGGCGTCGGCAGGGGCTGCTGTGGCAGCTGGCAGGCTCGCCGGCGGCATCGGAGGCGCAGCACTGCCTCCCCTGCCTCCTGTGGGCGTTGCGCCCAAGCTACGGCGCACGGGTGCCGGACTGGGCGAGCTTACAGGTCCCATGCTGGCGTCTTCGAAGTCAGCGGAGGTCATGGCGGGGGCCGCGCGGGTCGGGCCACCACCCTTGGCGGGTGCCGCGACAGCCGGTCGAGCCCCGCTTTCCACCAGAGACTCCCGGATCTTGTCCATCACGTCCCCGATTCCCGTGCTGGCCGCGTCTTTGGCCTTGGCGACAGGCGCGTACGTGTCCTGCAGCGACTTGATCAGGCTGTCGATGGTGTCCGACGTGTAGGAGGTCGGGTTCTCCAGCCCAACCGCGCTGTGCACGCCGCTCTTCAGGGCATCGGCACCCACGTCGAGCGGCAGGCGCATCGCGTTACCGACAACTCGAGCTGGCCCGGTGAGCGCCGGGAAGTTATTGGCGAGATACCCCGGGATGTCCTCGACGCCTGAGATCAATCCGTTTTCAGCCATGGTCGCTCCCCATCATCCCGGTCCCGGCAAGGTGCCGGTACCGTCCACCAATCCGAGCTTCTGTGCCGAGGTCAATGCGCCCAGCGCACCGACTGCCTGCCCCAGGGTGTTCGTGGGCTTGGTCACGTTCGTAGCCCCCGTCAGGCCGCTCAACGAACTGTTGTAGAGCCCGGCCGTGGTCTTGGCCTGGTCCCGGAGCGAGGTCTGCGGCAGGGATTCGAGCGCGCCGGCATTGGTCAGGTTCGTCACGTCCGTGGATCCGAGGGTGCTCACGTTTTTTCCGGTGTTCACAAGATCGGTGCCCGCCGAACCCAGTGCGGTCGCATCCGCATTGCCGAGGGTGCTCACCGTTTTACCAGTGTCTACCAGGCTCTTGCCCGCCGTGGTCATGCGGTCAAGGTCCGTGGTTGCCAGGCCCGTGGCTTTGTCGAATCCTGCTGAGAGTCCGGTCTTGTAGAGATTACCGATCGTGGTTTGCGTGTCGCGCGTGTTCGCCGCTTTCTCCACGGCCGCCGAGGTTCCGCCGAAAGCGCCCACCTTGCCCGCCGCCGCGCTGTCGGCCATCTGCTTCTTCGCCGCATCACGTCGCACTACGTCCGCCGCTGGATCGATGGCCGCCTGCATGAACGGGTTCAGGTAGTCGCTCAAGTTCACGCTCGGGATCCCGCCCGCCGCTTTGGTCGTCAGCGCCACGCCTGCATCCACGTAGGGCTTGTAGCTCCCGACGTTTGCCGTGGCTACGTCTCCGGCTTGTTTCTGAAGAGCGGCCCCCGCGTCCACGTAGGGCTTGAAAGCGCCTACGTTTGCGTTGGCAGTATCAATTGCCCGTTGCTGGGTCGGGGTGACGGTGAGCGCGGGCAAGGCGCCGTAGTTCTGGTCTGCGCCGAGCGCGCCCTCGGCCGCCTTGATCGTCGTGGCCACCAACGGGCTTTGCGTGTTCTGGAAAAGGCCTGCCAGCATCGCCAGCGGCAGACCGCCCTTCAGCACGTCGTCCAGGCCCGAGGGGTCGCCGCCGAGTAGTTTTGTGAGGCCACCAATCAGCCCGGCGGATTTCGCACCGCCCGCACCGAGCGCCGCCTTGATCGCTGCCTGCGTTCCAGGAGGGGCGTTTTTCGCCAACTCCTTGATCTTGTCTGCCCAATCAGATCCTGCCGGCAAGCCAGCATCACTGAGCGCCTTGTCCCAGTTGATATTTCCCGTCGAATCGGGGACCGGCGCTGCCGTGTCCAGCGTGTTGCCTGAATACCCCGGTACCTCCGAAGATGCGTTCGGCCCGTTGACGAGATCAGCCAGCGGGTCCTTGCCCGTCGGCGCGTCGAATGTTGGCCCGTTGCCCGTGAGTCCGGTGGTGTCGATATTGCCGCCTCCGGAATCGCCGAAGACTTCAGAGAAAGGATCGATCACGGTATTGCCTCCTGATGCTGGATTTACACCCCACGGGCTGTCTAATGTCATTCCCGGAGAAGCCGCCCCCGTGAGACCACTCACCGAACCAGATGCGCCATCGCCCAAGGCTCCAGCCGTCCCGCCCATGTCAAATGCGCCACCAGCGTCCGCAGCCGCACCAAAAGCGCCGGCGGTTGAACCAATGCCCGCCGCGCCAAGGTCCGATATGCCGAGCGCCGCCGCCTCATCTGCAAGCCCAGCTCCACCAGCGGCGAGAGATCCTTCGGCGGCAGCACCCCAAGCACCTAAAGAAGCGCCCCCGGTATAAACCGCCGCCGCTAACGCAGCGAGCATGCCTAGAGTTCCAAGGCCGCCACTGCTTTTCTGTGTACCCTTCCATCTTTGTTGAGCAGCATCACTACCAGACTGAATGAAACTGGCGTTGTCTTTTATTACCGATGCAGGATCACCCCTACCTGTAATCTTCATCGCATTGCCGACAACTTCAGCGGCGATTGCGTTGTAATTGCTGCCCTCAGTTAACTGCCCAGACTTTTGCTGGTTCGGGATCATCGAAACAGCTTTTGCAAGCTCGGCATTCGAGAAGCCATATTTCTTGCCAAGATCAGAGATTGCTTGTGCGGTCGCGCCGGAGTCGAAATTGCTTTGCTTGTATTCCCCGAAAGCGTCTTTGATTGCGCCTACGCTGTCCGCTTTTGCTTGCGCTGCCCTCCACTCTGGAGTCCCATACAGCCCGTCGGGCTGGTTCATCATTGGGTCGTTTGCTCGCCGCGAAACAAACGTGCCAGCGTCCGCACCGTCGAAAGCCTGTTGCTGATACTGCCCCGGAAGGTCTCCCCATTGCTGCGGGGTAACACTGCCAGCGTCCCTCCCCCCAGATGGGAGAGTCGTCGCATACTTCCCGGCAACCGGACTCCAATAGGTTCCGTCAGGCTGTTTTAGCCAAGTGTTCTTCTCCGCTGCGCTCCATTCGGCCATATCAGTACCTCCAGACCCCGACACGCAAGGTGCCGGATGCGAGGTTGAGGGCGCCGCCCGTGTTGTTTCTCAGGACACAGGTAACAACATCGTCGGCGCTGACGTACGCGGACAGAACCATGCCCTGAAGGCTGTTGCTAAAGCCCACGTACACCGGGCAGGCATCGGCCAGTAGTACACCGGTAGCCGTGACCGTCGTGGTGGTCTGGGCTCCATCGGCCACGTTCGCCGGGTCCCACGTCTTGGAGAACATGAAATGCTTGTCGATCGTCTGCCCGCCGCCGATGATCAGCGGCCCGTCGATGTGCAGCCGTGCGAACAACGAGCGCAGGTAGCGCACCAGGTCGCGCATCTTCCCGCCTTCGTATTCGGCGCCGAATTCCGGCAGTCTCGGGTTGCCTGGGCCGTTGCTCATTTTTTGCCGTGGGGCCTCGTGTCAAGGCGCAGACGCCCCATGCGCCAGTGGTCGCCGATCTCGTCGGACTCGATATACACGTCGATCTGTCTTCCCCGGATACGCGCGTTCGCCGTGAGCGTCGATGCAGTCACCGTGGTTGGTGTCGAGGAAATCTGCTCGGTCGATTGCGGGTACCGCTTGGCCTTCAGGGTGATGTCCACCGAGCCGGTCAGGGTCTTGAAGTCCGGGATCAGCCCCCTGACGAACATCATGTTCTCGCCCTCGCCAGTGGCCGGGCCTTGTATCGGGTTTACCGCCTGGAGCTCGGCGTCCGCACTTTCGAGGTAGGCCGTCATTGCACTACCATCGTCGTCCACTCCGGCCTCGTGGTCGTACAGAATCCCGTTGATGCCCGTGGCCACCACGTCGGTGAAGGTCTTCAATTCCCCGTTTAGCGCGGTCCGGGCCAGGGTGCCGTACACCCACGTCCCATCCGTAGGGTTGAATGCAACGTACCGATCGCATTCGGTCGAAAGCGAGGACGGGTACAGCCACCACACTTCCCCGAATTCCCGGTTCACGCCCGCGTACACCTTTACCCGCTGGTCGACGTTGATGTCGTCAACGATGTGGTTCAGGACATCGCACGGCAGGACCTTGATCTCGCCGTCGTAGTAGTAAAACTCGTTCTGCGACATCCAGTAGGCGACCCCGTTCAATTCGACGGCCGCGTTCGGCCCCATGATCGAGTTGGTGAAGCCCAAGCCCTCAAAGCCGAAGTTGTACGGCGGCCCGATGAATTGCATGGACCATACGTAGGTGTCGGAAAAGATCAGCGTTTCATGCTTGCCCTTGACCGCACAATAAAGCTGGTTGCCGATGTCCACCCTCTTTTCCCCGGCGGTCACGGTTTCGCCTGGGGTGAAGACGCTGTAGTCCTCGGCATTGGACCACTGAATCAGCATCGGATCACCACTCGCCCCGAGCACCACCAACTGCCGGTTCTCGGCCGACACGAAAACGGCTTTTGCAGTGGTCGGCGCACCAACTATCGCCGCAGCGCGCGTTCCGGTGCCGACCGATGCGTCCCACAGGTAGATACCGCCGTCCCTCGGGCATCCGATCAGGTCTTCGCCCCACTGGTCCAAGGACCAGATGCGCGCGAAGGTGAGAAAGTCTGTGATCGAGCGGGGTGTTCCGTACGTTCCAACCCCGTACGAACCGGCGCCATACCCCAGGCCCGGCACGGAATCGACGTTGCCGACGTGGATGTCGTACACATACGTCACCACCGCTCCGCCGCCGACAGCGTTCGCATTCGCTGGTGCTGAGTGCGTGATGGTGAAGTTGTCCGCATCCACTACCGAAGTCACGGTGTACTGCCCGCTCACGGTGATGGTTGCCACCGCCGTGGCCCCGCCGATGGTCACGTAATCCCCGGCCAGTTCACCGTGGGCGACATGGTGAATCGTTACCACCGCCGATCCACTTGTGGTGGTGAGCGGGTTATTGCCGTACGTGCCAGAGGTCCTCGTCGGCGTGATGTCGTAGAAGATGCTGTTGAACACGTACAGCTTCAGGTGCGTGCCCAAGGCGATGTACGGCACCAAGGCAAGCGTTTCCCAGTCGGTCAGCGCCCGGCAGATCCCGAGGAACGTGGAGGTTGCGCGCTTTTGCCAGCCGCCGAGTTTTTGCGGCAGGCCCTTCCAGAATCGAACGTGGTCCCCATTCTTCCACCGGCCCTTGGAATCGCGGTCGGTGTCCAGGGTGAAAAACCCGGGCTTGATGAGGAAGTCTTTCAGGCTCACGCCTTGGTCCCTTGTATTCAGTATCTGATGAGGGCCGGTCCGCTTGGAAGAAACACTCGCGGATCGATGGTTAGGAGCGGGCCGAGCGGCTGGAGGTTCGGCATTGGATTGATTTGCGGCGGCTGGATTACGGGCGGCTTGTACGTTGTGCCTGCCTGCGCCATCTGCCCGTTGATTGGGCGCATTGGTACGGGCTGGCCTCTGTAAACGTCCGGCGAAGGCGGCGGCGCGTACTTGTCGGCGGCGTTTGCGAGCGGCGCGAAGATCAGGAGAAGTGCGAGGATCGATTTCATTTGTTCCCAGTGTTTTTATGCTGCCAAGTGGCCGCAGAGCATGGTGGCCGCTGCACCGGCCACTATATCTACGGTCTTTGTGCTGCCCGATACCGAAACATGTAGTGAGGCGGTGTCTCCGGCAGTCATAGCAACTAGAACTGATCCAGAGCCACAAAACGTAGCTGCTCCACCAGAGCCGAGAACAGCTCCCACGTTTAGATCGAATATGGTTGCGCTTGTGGGGCCTGTGAGAGCGATCCAAGCAACGCCGTCCGTGTGACCTGCCGCCAAGCCCTCAAGGTACACACGGGCACTAAGCTGATACAGCCCTGTTACCGGAGCGGTGAATGTGTAGGTTCCGGTATTGAAGTTAGTCGCTCGGTCAAAGGACTTTGTATCGAGCGCGATCGTGTAGTCCGTGCCATCCCCGGTTACATTGTTGATTATCGTTCCAGCCGCATACGCACGGAAAGCGGGCTGCGCAGAAATTGTCAACGGGCCTACTATCGCCAGCGCACCAGCGATGTAATCGAGCATGGTCAGCACATTTGTCCCATCGCAAAACAAGATGGAAGTGTTGCCGTTCGGGATCGTGATGCCCGTACCAGCTGCGGTCTTGACCCGGATAGACTGTCCGCCGGTCGTCGCGTTCGTCACCACGTACTTCTTCGAAGACGTGGGCACGATGATGTCGCGTGTGGTTGTCAGAGCAACGCCTGACGTGACGTAGAGGATCGCCATCCGGGCTTCGTCTACCGTGCCGTTGGCTGTCGTCAGCGTGCGATTCGCATCCGACGCCATGACCACGGCCGCACGCCCGGCGATGCCGTCCTCGAGCATGTTGTCGGCGGCGGCGAGCTTCTGGCCCCAGGTGGAGTTGTTTTCCCCGTCGGCTTGTTGCTCAATCCTGAGAAGATCGGTGTACGAACTCGCCACGGTGTTCTCCTTATTGCGCCAGCGCGAACTTGCGCGCGACGAGGTTCTTCAGTTCGCCGGCAAGGGCTGCAGCGAGTTTCTGGCCGTACGCCGCCTGCCACGTCGCTATGCGCTCATCAGCCATCGCAAACTTCTCCTGCTCGGCCATGCAGGCGTGGAAAAGCAGGTCCGGGGTGTTCGTCGACATCCACGTCCCGCTGGTGTCGGTAACAAGGGACGTGGGCCGCTTGGTGTAGCGCATCGAGCCCGTGGCGCCGGCAACGGCCGCGTTCGGGGTGCCCACCACCATGATCTGTCCAAGGCCGTCATTGGTCTGGTTCAGGTCGCAGAAATACTTCGGCAGGCCCTGCGATGCGGCCGTGGGCCAGTAGTCCACCATGTAGCCGTAGGTCCGTTCTTCCATGAACGTCGTCACACCGGCCACGGTGTAGCTGAACGTGTCATAGGCGAGATACCCGGTCGGCTTCGTGACGGTCTGGATGCCTTGCGTGAACGTGATCGCGGCCACGGCCTTGAAGATTTCAAGGTTGAGATCCCGCGCGAGCTGGTCCTCGCCCTTGCCGATGAGGTCGTTCAGGCTCGCGGCCAGGTACGTGCCCTGGTCCTCGTGATACGCCTGCATCGCGGCCTTGAGGGTGGCGAGGGTGTACGGGGTCACGTTCCACCGCCGAAGTAATGATCGAAGCCCAGCGCGGTAACTAGGCTCTCGCCGGTGTCGCCCGGAGAATCATCGTCGGTGTCAGGCGAAGGCCGGCGCAGCACCATCCGGTCCTCCGGGTTGAACGTCTTTTTCGTGGGGTGCAGCATGTCCCGGCAGTCCGAGTGCACGAGCAGGCCGGGCTTCTCGCCGTCGGAGACGAGCTCTTTCAGGAGCGCGCGCAGCCCGCAACGGCGGCACATTCCCCAGGCTTTCTTGCCCTCGGCGAACCCGGCCATTAGTTGCGCCCTCCCGGCGTGAAGGTCGTATCCCCGCGCTCGCGGTCGAAATACTTGGCGTCCACAAAAGCCTGTGCGGCTTTGGCGTCGAGCAACGTCACGCGCCCAGGCGCGAATTTCACGGCGAGTTTTGCCGCAAGACCCGAAGCCAAGGCCTCGAACCAATAGAACGGCACGTCCGGGGTTTGCGATCCGGCACTTGCGTCCTGGGCACGCCGCAGCCGCCAATAGCGGATCTGATCGGTCGAGTTCTCCGGCACGTTCCAGAGTTTGTACGTGCCTGCGGCCCGGTCGTAAAACACCCGGCTCGGTAGTCCCTGGCTCGTCTTGTCTGGAATCCCCGCGTACTCATCCCGGTTCATCTGGAATACGGGAGTGTCCACGGAACTGCGCCGCACGGTCACGTCGAACATCGCCAGCGTCCCAGTTGCTGCGGTGTACGTTGCCAGGCTTTGGGTCACGGTCTGGGTCTGCTCGTCGATCAGGAAACCTACATCGCCCTTGGTCGCCCATTCTGAAAAGAGAAGGTTGATCGAGCGCCGCATCGAGCGCGCATGGCGCATCGTGAGCACGGCCGGATCGATTCCGCAGCGCTCGAAGGCTTCGTCTCCGAACTCGCTTATCTCCGGGGCATAGGCGTAGGTGGCGCTCGCCGTCATGGGCTACTTCTTGTCCTCGGGCTTGCATTCCTTCTTCGCCGCTTCGAGCGCGCGCTGCACCTTGGCGAGTTCCGCGGTCAGGAGTACGACACGGTTGGCCTGCTCGTCACGCTGGCCTGCGAGGGCAGCAAGACGGTCATTGGCTTCGAGTTGCTCTGGCGTGGGCTGGCCCTGTGCAAAGGCGACGAGTGGGAAGGCAAGAAGGATCAGGATGCGTTTCACAGTATTGTCACTCCACTGGCGTTGTCGTTGAGAAGGGTGCCGTATAGAAAACAGGTGTGGTTCGTCGAGGAACCTGTCAGCGCGTTCACGGTTGCCTTAATGGTGAAGGTGTTCGTTGCGCCTACCGCTCCCGAGATTGCGGAGAGCGATCCTGCCAGCGTCGGCGTAGCACCACCCGCAACAGATGCAGTCGTCGTTGTCAGGAGCGCGGCGGAAAGAGTTGCTACTGCATTCACGCCAGCCGTGCGGGCGACTACGAAATCGTATTCGTTGATCGCGGTGAACTCGTTCGCACCAATGGCGCCACCTGCACCCGCAGAACATTTAATAGTAAACTTTCCGCCTGCAGAGTGCGCGCCGTTGGGGACTGTGACGGTAGCAAGATCGGTCGCCGTGTTGTTCGCAATCGCGGTGACAGCCTTGTTTATTTCGGCACGGCTAGTTGCTGCTCCGGACCCTGTGGATTGTTTCCCTGCGGCGATGATCTGGTTAGCGCCGCCTCTATAAAGTGCGGTGTCGAATGTGTCGTAAGCGTTTGCCGTACCAGAAGCGAATCCGAGAACGCCATCACTTGGAACGGTAATCGCCCCCTTTCCAGAACCATTTGTTAACGATACAAGCGCAACGTCGCCAGTAGTATTGGTAAGAATGAACGTGCCATGCCCGCCAGAATCCTCTCTAAATAGCTTCCCCGTTGTTCCTGCGCCAACGGATGCGCCAAATGTACCTGCACCGGTTTTTCCGAGACTGAACAGGTTGGTGGTCCCAGCAGACCCGCCAAGAATACTGAGCGGTAGGAACCCAGCCGCGCTCGTCGTATCCGTGAACGTGAAATTCACACCTGTCGCCACCGCAGCATTGTTATTCGTTCTTGTAACGGAGAGTGCTGCTACATCTGTGGTGGCGGTGCCTGCGGTGATGGATGGTCCGGCGCCAGCGGTTCCGGCGATAGTCAGCTTTGCGGTTCCAGTAATATAAAGACCTACACTGCCACTCGCAGTGTTTGAGTTTAAGGCTGTAACTCCGCCGCTTTCTGCAAGTGTGTAGTTAGTGGAAGTTGGCGTAACACTTGTCGCCCAAATACCTCCAAAAGTATTTTGCTGGTAGCCAATAATCCAACCTTGACTCGTCCCACTCCCACTTCCAACCTGCAATCTCGGGCCGCTGGATTCGGAGTAGAGGAAGTTGGTGCTCGTAGCGAGGTTCTGGCTAGAGTCCTGGAACAAGACGCTATTTGCCGCGCCGCTGACAACAGGGTTGCCGATCGTGAGCCCGCCGCCGGCCTTGTAGTTATACAGGCCGCCCCACTGGGCGGAGGCGGCGCACGGCAGCGCGAGCGCGATTGCAACAATCCATCCGAGAATGCGTTTCATGATTGCTTTTCCTCCGCACGTTTTTCGGCCGTCCAGGCTTCACGGTTGGCCTTGTTCAAGGCGCTGTCCGCAGTGAAGCCGTTCATGAAGCCGAAGAGAAAGATCGCCCACCAGCCATTCGGCAGGGCCAGCATCGGCCCCAGCACCCCGGTCTGGATGAACACGAGCATGCCGCCCATGTTGCCGATCGCGGCGCCCACAGAGCGGCGCACGTTGTTCGTGAGCCAGCCGGTCAGGGAATCAACCTCACCGTCGCCCCACTTCTTGATGGCGTGCATCACCTGACCGATGCTCGCCGATGCGCAGAATATGATTGCGGCCGCTACGTCCGGGCTTGCGAGGATCTTCGAGAGAAGTTCGCTCATGGCTAGTTGTAAAACGCCATGGTGATCTTGCACGCCGTGGCCGCTATGAGCGTGATCTGGGTCGTGCCCACGGGTAGGAGCCACGCGGCCGGGTTCTGCTCCGATCCCGTACCGTCGGTCACGTCTGCGGCTGGCACAGCTGCGCTCGCACCCACCTTCGCGTAGAAGTTGCAATCGGCTGAGAAGAGCACGAACCGCGCGCCCGTCGGAACCGTGTGCGTCTCGCTCGATGCCGCGCCAAGCACCCGCGTGTCGATGTAGGTAGGCGCCGGCCGGATGTTTGAGCTGAACTGGCTGTTCGTGCCGCCCGGGATGTTGAGCGCGTTCGGCGCGGCGATGGCAAAGCCGCAGAGCAGCGCGGCGAAGAGTCCGAGGATCAGGCGTTTCATGTTTCCCCCTAGTAGTAGCGAACCTGTTGGATGCGGAAGGTGATCGAGGGTGTCGAACTGTACGAATTGATCACCAGCCGGATCGCCCCGATGGGCTCGTTTAAGGTGACGTTCGAATCGACCGCCAGTCCAAGCAACCCGCCGTCGACGAAGTTGGGCGTCTCGCCCGCCGTGGGGCGTTCGTAGCACTTCTCCACCGAGTACACGATGGTCCCGGACACCACGTCGACCGCCACTTTCGTGGTCGGTGCGTAGATATCCACGGGCACGACCTGGCTGATGAGCGAGTTCGAGGCGCCGGCCGTGAGGTTGACGCCGCCCATGGTCGCGTCCACCGAGATCCCGGTGATGGTCTTGTAATACTTGGTGCTCGTGACCGTGTTGTTGTTCGGCCCGGCCATGGATTCGCTCTGAGCAACCCCGTTCCAGTCCGTCCCGGTAATCGTGAAGTTCTTGCCCGACAGGTCCCCGGTGCTGACCAGATCGACCTTGTAGGCGTTGGCAAGGGACACCACGCCGCTCGAGGCGAGCGACCCGTTGACGGTCAGGGCGCCCGCGCTGCCCCGGTTCTGCGAGGCGAGGATGTTCACCGCCGAGTACGTGATCGGCGAGATCGAAATGCTCTTTGGCTGTCCGCTCATCTGCTTCTCCTGGTCGAACCCTCCCCCGGCCGAAGCCGGGAGAGGTCTTACTGGTTGTTGAGCGGATTACGCTACGGACACGCCCTTGTTCAGCGGGCGATACCGCAGCATGTGGCGCCACGTTCCCGTGGTGCTGCCGACACCGATGACCGCGGTGATGGTGCCCGCCGGAACGATGATTCCGCCGTTGGTCGTCATGCCCAGGCCCGGGCCGTTGGCGTTCAAGGTCGGTGCCGTGGCCAGTGCCGTGCCCACCAGGCTCACCGAAGCGCCAGCGGCTGCGTTTGCCAGGGAAGCCGAAGCGCCGGAGAACGTGGTCGCCGTTCCGACCGTCGGCGTGGCGCTGTACTGCAGCGTCGAAGCCGTCGCGCCGTTGGCGGTCATGCACTCCGAGACTAGGCTGATAACCTGAATCCAGCCGCCCGTGACCGTGAACAGCGTGTTGCCGTTCACCATCACGGCCGTGGCCGATGTCACCACTCCTTCCTGAAGGTCCGCATTGCCTTTGATATAGGCCGCCAGACTCTTGGTCGTTGTGGGGAAGTACGCCGCCGCATCGGTTTTGTTCCCAACCACATCGCCTGCAAAGGCGTTGTTGGCGGAGTCGGCCGCTTGCACCGTGCACATCGTGATCAGACCCTTCACGAAGGCGAGGATCGACTTCGTGGTGCCCACAGCCGTTACTGCGGCGTCCGTCTTGTTGCCGATCACGTCGCGCTCGTTGACGTTCGTGACCGCATCGGCCGCCGGCACGTTCAGCTGCGCGGCCACCGAGGCAATCGTCGGATCGCCCGCAATCGCCGCGCCCGAGCCACCCTTGAACACCTGGCCCGCAGCACCGGCGTCGATGTAGGCGTACCAGGTCGAGCCCGTGATCGTGTCCACGACGAGTTTTGCGCCCGTGGTATCGCCCGAGTTGTAGATGTAGCCCCGGACGTCGATGTCGGTACAGGCCGTGGTGACGAAGTTGACCACCGCCGTGCTGGCTTTGCCGTAGAAGTCGAGATCGATCCGCGCCCGGTCGGTGCCGTTCAGCTTGACCGGGTTGACGCAGGCGCTACCGCCCGTGCGACCCCGATACTTCAGCCTGAGATTCAGGCGGTCCGCCGCCGTGGTGCCGACAACCACGCTGACCGCTTCCACGTTGTCCGCGGTGTCCACCCACTCGATGTCGAGATCGAGGCCCGCAGCCCGCACGTCAAACGGGTTGGTCAGAGCATTGATGCCCGCCGAGCCGACGATGTTCTTGAGCGACGAGTTCGCGCCGGTAAAGACGATGCTGGCGCCGGTTGCAGTGCTGAACGTGAATACCGGGCGCTTGTCGCCCTCACCAAGCCCACGGTCGTAACACCGACGGCCGAGTGAGCGATACCGCCGGCCGCAATGACCGATTCCGCGTGGCCTTCCTTGATCAGGATGATGTCGCCTTCCGCAGCGACTGCCAGAGCGTTGGTGTAGTTGGTGTGCGGGCGCGTGAACGTGCCTTCGCCGTTCTGCCCGCCGTTCGAGTCGACCCACCATACGTCTTTCGGGTGAGTGTTGAGAATCGGGACGTTGCGAATTTCGACGCCCGGGATGAAACCCTTCGGGTAACGCGAGAGTGGTCTGGTCATGACAATCTCCTATGGACCCTTGTCCAGGGCCGAAAGTTGGAACCCCATAGATGAGGTAGTTCGAAAAAAAGGCCCGGAGGTTGCCCGCCGGGCCTTTCCCTTACAGCGTGTTGCCTTCGCTTACGCCCCGGCCGAGCCGTAGGCCCCGCGCCAGTCCGACCATCCGAAGATGTAGCGTTCGCGCTTCTTGTAGCGCATATTGCCCGTCTCGAAGTCGCCCTCGACGCCGCCCGAAATGGGCTTGCGAACGATGTGCTTCAGACCGTCCGGGCAGTCCGTCTTCACGAACCAGGCATCCGGATCGGTCAGACGGTGGTTTACGGCAAAGCCGCCCGGCACGTCGCCCAAATCCTTGATGGCGTTCGCGTCGTTGTTCGCCGTATCCACGCGCATGGTGCTGCGCAGGATGCGGTGGGCGATGTACTTCAGTTGCCGCGGGCCGATCAGGCGCACCGCAGACAGGGCCGTCGGAATGCCGCGATCGTCGGTGTTGCCGCCGATCAGGATCAGCATGTCCTCCAGGCTCGTCTCCGACAGGTCGGCATCGGTGGCCATCTTGTTCGCCAGCGTCCCGCCGGACTTCAGCGGATGGGCTGTCGAGAAGAGGGCTACGCCGTCACCACCCGCCGTCGCGCCGCCGGAGAAGCCGTTGTTGAGGACGTTCGCGCCTTTGACTTCCTTGGTGTGCTGCATGGCGCGCGCGAGGGCTTTGGCGAGCTTGCCGCCCAGGCTCCCGTACAGTCCGTCTTCCTCGGCTTCCTCGGTGATCGCAAAGGCCAGGGCGATCGTCTCGAACACGTACCGTGCAACGTACGTTTCCGACGTCTCGTCGTAGGCCATCGCCTGACCTTCCTCCTTGACAGGCGCCGCACCCAGACCGGCCATCAGGACATCTTCCACGAAGGCCTTGCGGCTCTCGCGTTCCATGTCGAAGATCATCCGGTACTCTTCCGGGTAACGCTTGTAGTCCTGCCCGAAGACCGTGTTCAGGCCGAGCTGGAGCTGCTTCTTGAATTGCGCTCGATTCATCGCCATGACGGCCTCCTAGTTCACGGCGAGGACTGATTTGCGGAGCTTGACTTCGAGCTTCGCGTTCAGGCCTGCAGCGTTGTTGACTTCGGTGTCGAGCAGCCCGAGCACGAGGAACTGACCCGTGCCGGTGTCGTTGAGGTTGAGCTCCTGCCCCGACTGCCCCGTGAGGGTGCTGCCGGCGTTGGTGCCCACCAGATCGAAGCTGCCGTTCTTGTGCGACGCATCGACGTAGGCCAGATCCACGCTTGCCTGGACCCGGTACGTGATGTTGGGATCGTCGTAGACGTAAGCCGTCACGTCCGCGCTCCCCGACGTGGCCGTTGATGCCGGCCAGTACGGTGAGAATTTCACGCTCCCGTCGGATGCGATGTACTTGCATCCCGCGAAAATGCCGAGAAGGCTTCCGCTCGTGCCGCCCACGTTCAGATACTGCGAGGACAGAGCCACCGCATCGCCGGTGAAGATGTTCGAGGCGTACCCCGACTGGATCTTGTAGGCGTTTGAGCGAATCAGTCCCCCAGCCAAATGACGCAGCGGCCGGAAACCACCCGGCTCGTTTGCATTTGCCATTGGTCACTCCAAAAGAAGAAGGGGTTTGATGCGCGCAGACTGGCCCTGCTGTTCTCGTGTGCGCTCAAGCGGTCCTGCGTTCGCCGACGGATTGCCCGTCGTGGGTAGTACGGTCCTGCGTGTTCCTAGTCGTCAGCCCCGACCGAGACGCTGCGCTTCTCGCGCACCGGCACGCTCTGGGCCTGCTTGGTGAACTGGCCAAACCCGCCCTGGGCTCGCGGGTTTGCACCCGCCAGCTGCGCGTCGATCGCCGCAGTCATTTTTTTAGTCTCGTTCGCGTAGTGCGCATTGCGACGTGCCACCCGTTCCACCGGCATTTCGCAAAGCAACATGCCTTCGACCATGATGCAGCCAGCGAAACGCCCGGTCGCCGAGTCCGGGAAGTGGAAGTTCTTCGGCACCGTGTCCGACTTCCTGGGCGACCAGCCCTCACGCATCTTGCGGTTCACGTTCGTGACGTCCACCTTCTCGAACGTGCTGGTGCGGATCCAGCGCTGCTTCATGCCCGGGCGCGGTTTCGGCGCGTCAAGTGATGCCGGATTGACCCAGGGCTCGTCTTCCAGCTCGCGCGGCGCGATCGCCTGGCGAAGTTCGGCTTCCCTGCTCGAGTGCTGCGATTCGGCGTCCAGTGATGCTGCGGTCGCCTTCCGGCCACGGGGGGCCGCCTTACCTTGTGCTTTGGCCATGTCGTTCCCCTTAGCCGAGTGCGAGTTTTTGGCGGGCAAATTCGACGCGCGCCTTGGAGTCGTTGGGGTCCAGACCGAACCCCTCCATCGTTTCCAGGTCGGCCCGTGTCAGGACCACCCGGCGCTTGCCCGCTGTCGTGCGCGCACCGCCATTACCCCCGCCGCCATTCGCCGGCAGGGCTGTGCCTCGCTTGGTCGAGGTCGATTCGGTCCTCGGCGCCGCCACGTACCCGGCCTTGCGCAACGAAGCCTGCAACTGCGGCAGGTTCCGCTTGATGCGCCGGTCCAGTTCGATGTAGTACGCCTCGCTCGTCGGCCGGAAGCCTTCGCTGACCATCACCGAATCGAAGCCACGGACGGCCGCGGCCATTTCCTTGAACTTCGGATCGGCAAACCACTGGTTCTTGCCCAACCAGCGTTTCGTGAGCGGGTTGTTCTCCGGCTTCGAACTGTCGGCACCCGCCGTGACTTCGGCCTCGAGGCGCGCCTTGGCGTTTTCAAGCTCGCGCTTTCTGCCCTGGAGGTCGGACAACTGCCCCTGGGCCTCGACCTGCTTGTCGGTTTCGCCCGCCTCGATCGCCTTTTTCATGTCGGCTTGCGCCTTGGCGATCAGCCCGTCGATGTTGACCAGGGTGGTGTCCACCAACGTCTTGCGATAGCCAAGGTTCTGGACCTGCGCCTTCTCGCGCTCGATACGCTCGGCGGCCAAGGCGTCCTCGGCCTCGATCCGCAGGCGCCGCTCGCGCGCAATGCGCTTACGCACCTTCTCGGAATACGAAGCGTCGTCGTCTTCGCCCTGCAGTGCGGCTTTGCGCGCCCGCTCCGCCTCGGCGTCAGCTTCGGCGTCAGCATCGCTGTCGATGTCACCATCAGCATCGCCGTCCGCATCACCATCGCCGTCCGTCTCGTCGCCGGCATCCTGCTTGTCGTGCTCGGCGAGTACGACTTCGATGTCGTCCGCGTCCGGCTCGGTGTTGTGCCGCGCCTGGACCTGATCTTCGCCACCGTCAACTACCCTTTCCTTGCCGAGGACCACTTCGTCCCCATCATCGATATCATCGATGTCCCTGCCTGCTCCTGGCTTCGCCACGGTTTGAGTCCCTGTAAACGCTCTCGGCTCAACCGTCCTTTCGGAAACCTGTGCCTGCTCGCCTGAATTGGCACAACGGTGGTACCACCGGCCGGGTCTTACCCAGCGCCGTGCTTACTACTCCACGTAAATCTTGAATCCCGCCGGGCCCGCCGGCAGCGTCAGGGTCACGTCGTCGTCGTTCAATAACAGGAGACGCACGCCCTTGTATTCGATCCTCTGGCCGGCGTAGCGGCCGTAGGCCACCCAGTCCCCGACGTTGACCTTGTAGGTGCTCTCGCCGGTCTTGGGGTCAGCGAATTCCGCTTTCACGCCAGCAAGCGGCCCCATCGCCACGACCTTGCCGATGTAGTTCAGGTACTGCTCGGCGTCGCCAACCGTCGCCGGCAAGGCAATGCCGCCCTTGCTCATCGTCTTGGGCTGCACCGGGCACACCATCACCCGCCACAGCGTCGGTTTCGGTAGCCCATCCGGCATGACCACTTCCTCCGGATTCAGCCAATTGCCCTCGTAATTGTTGCCGTGCTCTGCTGCGCCCATCGTTGCCTCTCAATCTGGCGGGTCGTCACCGATCCGTACACCCTCGCGCACAATTGCAATGCCATCCCGCAGGCCTCGAGCGCGGTTTACGAGGCCTTGATACTCGGCGTAGTCCTTCGCCTTGCCCTTCACGATCTGGTCTTCGATGGAAAGCGCTTCGTCCTCCATCTTCTTCAGGATTTTGTGCGCCGCCATCTATCGCCTCCCCGCGTACGGCAGGGCTCCGGGCGATGCTCCCATACCCTGACCACCTGAATTGATCGCCATGATCATCCTCACGGTGTCGTCGAACGACTTGCCCAGGGCTCTCGACACCACGGACAACTGGCGCGGGCTGATCATCTGGTCGAGCCCGAGCTTGGCCAGATACCCCTGCGCTTCCTTCACTGAGGCCGGGTCCAATCCACCCAAGGCGTCCTCTCGATCGACCTGTGCATGCAGCGCCGCGTCCTTGCGGTGTTCCGCCGCTGCCGCTGCCGCATCATCGCGCTGTTGCTTGGCTGCGGCCGACTGGTCTAGGCGCGCCTCTTCGGCCGCCGGATCGGGTTGCGCTGGGCCAGCCGGCGTCGCTTGCGCTGCCTGCTGCTCGTTCAACTGCTTCATGAGCGCCGACATCACGCCCGCGGCCTTGACCGCAATCGCGTCCTCGACCTCGGGCGGAATGTCGGGCGTGCCCTCTGCCGAATCCTCGGCGTACAGGTCCATCGGCGGGAGTTGCATGCCCATGTCCTGCATCAACTGCACCCGCATCGCCTCGGCCTCGTGCTCGGCGATATGCGCCACGAGTAAGGGTTGCGCGGTCTGAAGGGCGGCCGACTTCTGCGCCACCATCAATTGAAGCTGCCCCATGTGCACCGCGATATGGGCTTGGTGGTTTTGGTCGGGAAAGACTTTTACGCCCCGTCCGACCATCACCATTGCGTTCTCCGTCACCGGGTCCATCCGGGCGGTCTTGCCCTTGGGCGGCATCAGGCTGTCGATGTCCGGCGACCGCAGGGCTTCCAGCATCCGGCGGTTGGCTTCTCGCCGGTTGAAGAGGTCGGGCGAGTTGTTCGCCAGATCCAGACCGGCTTGGGCAATCGCAATCCGCTGTGTGCTCGAATAAATGTTCGGGTCGCTGACCGGCTTGATCCGCACCTGGTCGGCGAAGTCCTCCTGCATGATCTCTTTCGACGCCCCCTCGACCTCGTAGGGGTACGTCTCCCCGGGCGCCATAAACTCGTGGTCCAGATCGGCCAGGATGTTGAATTCGTTGCCGGCCGCCGCGTGGCACCGCTTGTGAATCCCGGAAAACACCTTCGAGCCTTGCTCGATCAGGGCCACGGTCGTGCCTACCGGCCCGGTGTTCTGCGCATCGCCCACCATGTTCTCGGTCGTCGAGGCGAACCGCTGGCCAGCCTCAGTGATGATCCCCAGGAGCTTGAACGTGCCCTCGCTCGTGCCCTTGAAGTCCGGTTTCCAGAACGCCTGCTGCAGGTCTTCATAGCCTGCGTCCACGTCCTTGAACACGCCGGGCTCGAGTTCGACCTGTCCGTCGATCGCGCGGCCCTGCTTCGTCTTGAAACCACCACCGGCACCGGCGAAGGCTTCGGCCACCAGCGCCGTGCGCAACAGGCCTGTGGCTGCGGCATCCAGTCCGCCGATCGCGTGAAAGAGCCCCCAGCCGTAGAACCCGGTCCCCGGCAGGTAGCGGTAGTGAGAGAACGGCACCCGCTTTTTCTTGAGCGGGTCCTGCTCTTTCCAGTTCCGGTACACCGCCATGACCGCTTGCGACTCGCGCTCGACGTGCACCACGTAGGGTAGTTTGATCCCCGTCGCCTCGCCGGCATCGTTCTGGTGCTCGAAGCCCGCAAGGTCCAGGTCGATGTAGCACTCTTCGATGCGGTGCGGGATATCGTCCTCGAGTTCCGGCGCCCCGCCCGGCTCCTGCTTGCCCTCGGCCTTGTCGCGGGCCTCGACCATCACCCCGTCGCTGTTGCCCGAATCGCGCTCGCGCGTGGCCATCGCCACGTCCGTCTTGCGGTAGAACCCGACCTGTTGGAGCTTCAGGAGATCGTTGTGCGGCAGGTCAACGCGATGCGTGAAGCGGCTGGCACTGTCCAGACTCGTCGCGTGGTACGGCACCACCAGGTTCTCAGCCCTGACCATGCGCAGCACGTTCTTACCCTGCAGCGGGTCCTGATACCCCTTCCGGAAGATGCTGCCCTCGATCCCCAGGAGAAAGCCCAGCTGGTCCGTCTCTTCGAAGTACGTCGGGTCGTCGAAGGTCAACTGGTAGTTCATGTAGTCTTCGACGCGCTGCGCACGCTCGACCGCATCGGCCGTTCTCTGCCCCAGTACCCCGGTCTTCACAGGCCCCTGGGGCGGGAAGAGTTCGGCAATGAATCGCGCCTGGAACTGGACCAATGCCTCTTGAATCAGCGGGTAATTTGCGCGCCGGGCGATCTTGAAGACGCCCATTTCCCGCGCATCGGCATCGTTCACTTCGATGCCGAGCTTCTTGATGCCGTTGGCCACCATGTCGAACCACGGCTTTCTCGATTCCACGTCCTGATCGACTGCCTGCACGATGTTCTGCGCGATCAGCATCAGGTCCGTCTCGGCCATGTGCTCGGCCAAGTTGGCGCCGTGCTCGGTCGGATCGCCCTTGTCCTGCTCTTCCATGCCGCCGGCGTCCGTGTCGCCGTCCAGGTCGATCATGAACGACCCATCACCCATGGGCGTTTCGGCCGCGCCGTCGACCATCTGCGCCCCGGGCCGGCGCGGCATGTTGACCACCACGCTCTCGGGTAGTGCGTCTTCTTCCGCCCGTGGCTGGAGTGAGTTGTCCATCGCCGGGATGGCCGACTGTGCGAATGCTCCCCTCACTGCGGCCTCCCTGTCGGATAGATGCCTTGGTTGGTCGTGCCCGTGCGCCCGAAGCTCGAGCCTGAGTAATCCATCGGCGGCAATGCCCCTGCCGCGTACGGATTGATCACGTTCGACCCCGGGGGCGGTTGCGTCGCGGGCAGGCCCGTACGCAGGTCAATCGGCGCCGGCTGTGCGATTTGCTCACCCGGGACTGCAAATACGTCCTTCCCCACAGTCATGCGCTGTCGTGCGTGCGCGACGGCCTTGTCGACAATCGCCGGCGTAGGCCCGTTGCCGTCCAGAAGGTGCTGGATCTCTTCCCGCGTCAGCGTCGGCACAAGGGACGGGATCTCGCGCTGCTTGCCGTCGAAGTTCACGCCGATCGACAACTCAGTCGACGTGCGACCGTCCTTGAATTTGAGCGGCCCGAGAAAGCCCATGCCCTTCTGCGTGCCGTCTTCGCGTTTCCAGGACGGATCGGCAGCGTTCGGCCCCTGTTGCTGCGGGCGCATGCGCTGCAGCCATTGGAGGAATTCGCTGTCGGCTGCTCCCGGCATGACTCCCTCCCTTGGTTAGGCGATCACAATCTTGCGACCGCCGGTTGCCTCAAAGCGCTCTGGATCCGGCTCGAGCGGCGCTTCGTCGCCCAGCTGGACGTGCATTGTTCTGCGCAGCCACATTGCTGCATGGACCACGGTGTCCGCGATGTCGTCGAAGTCCCCGAACGGGAATTCGGCACACTCGGTAATGACTTCCTCGGAAAACTTCCGGTCCACGTACCAGACACAGCCCTGCTCGAACACGATCGATGCTGAGTGGGCCCGGGCCGTCTTCGAAGTGCCAGGCACGTCGATCCCCCGGACCGGCAGGTTCTTCCGCCGCAATTCCTGCCGCAGGCTGATTCCCGAGGCCTTGTTCTCGATCAGGATCAGGTCCGGCTTGTGCAGCCGGTTCGAACGAACCGCTTCCTCGCGCAGTTCGGGAAAGCCGACCTGACCCTTCCAGCGGTCAAGCAAGATCATGTGATCCCGGACCTGGTTGTGCTTGTCCGCGTGCTCGAAGATCCCCCACGTCGTGCTGGCCGAGAAGTCCGGCTCTTCCTTGTCGCGCTTGCCGCTGCGCGATACCCCGAGCTCGTCTTCCTCGAAAGCCGTGTCGTACACCTGGATCACGAGCTTGCAGGCCGGCGGCTGGCGTTCTTTCCACTTCTTCCACCAACGTCTTTTGAGGATGGCGCCCTCTTCGTTCGTCGGCGACTGGATGTACTGCGCCTGCCAGGCGGAGTCCGCCATGTTCGCTTTCTGGCGCATCAGTTCGTGCTTTGGCCAGCGCCGCGGCGAGAAACTGTCGCCCGCCTTGAATTTCAACCGCTTGCCCGTCGGGCTTGGGGATAGCAACGGGTCGCCCGAATACTCGTTCAGCAATTCCGCGGTCAATTCGTCGATCACCGCCGGGATCTTCAGGACCGTGTACTGGTCGGCGTTCTTGTCCGTCCGACCCTTCTCCAGCAAGTACCCGGCGATGTCGTTCTTCCTCCACCGCGTCATGGTCAGGCCCAGGGCCGACTTCTCCGGCTGGCGCCGTGTGTAGAACCCCGGACCCCACCAGTTAATGACTCGCTGGTTCGAGCGATCCGAATAGGCCGTCTGCTCGTTCAGGAGGTCGTCGCCCATGCCGAGGTTCCAGCCCTTACCCGCGATCCCGCCAGTCACGCCGGTGGCGTAGAACGCGCCCCGCTTACTGGTGAACCACTTCCCCGCCGCCTTGGCATCGGCCTTCAGCTCGACGCCTGGAAACACCAGTGGGTAGTCCTCGTCCTGAATCAGATCCTTCGCGTCCCGCCCGAAGTCCACCGCCATGCTCATCTGGTGGCTCGCCAGCATCACCTTGTTTGCGGGGAAATTCCCGATATAGAAGCTCGGCAGCACAATCGAACTCATCATGCTCTTGCCCGTCCGTGGGGCCATGAACGTCATGAGCCGGTCCAGATCCCCGAAAACAAGGGCCTCCAGGTGCCCGGCCAGGAGCAAGTGCACTTCCTCGATCACGAACCACGGCCATACCCGCTTGATGAAGTGGATGATGCTGCGCTGCTCGGCATTGCGGCGGAGACGAGTGTTGCGCTCCGCACGTAATTCCTTCAGCCGCCGCTCGACCTGCGCCGGCGTCTCCACCCCTACGCCCGCGCCCTGGCTCTCGGCTTCTCCGCTTTTTTGGGGATAACCTTGCGCCCGCGCGCCCTCTTCATCTGCTCAAGCACGCGCTCATCCTCTTCGATGCGCGCGTCCAATTCCTCATTCGTCAGGTGCTTAAGGTTGGTGGGATCGACCACTTCAACCCGCTCGGTCAGCATCCGCTTCCACTGGCCGAGCATGCGAACCGCCCCGTTGCGCTCCGTGGCCTTGAATTTCTTCACGTAGCCCACCAGCTCGCGGTCCTTGCCGCGGCCGGCGTATTCCTCAATCACCTCAATGCTCCCCATCGCCAGCGCCACGTTCTCTGGCAGCTCGTGGGGTGGCAGGGCATTGCCCTCGTCGTCGAAGCAGTCCCGGATGTCGAACTTGGCGACCCGGGCCATCATCCGGGCGACCTCCTGGACATCGACTTCGAGGGCCTTCTCGGCGATTTTTCGGTACCGTTCGATTCTTAGGGCGACTTTAGGGTTATTGATCAGTTTGTTAGCTTCAACACTCTGCGCTGCCTTCGACATCTTTTCGGGGTTATAAGAACGTCCGTAAGCGACGAGCGGCCGTCCGGTCTTCACGAATTCAATAGCGAACCTCTCCTGCTGGTCCGTCACGCCGGTCCCGCTATTGATCGACCCGCGCGCCATCAGGGCACCATGCTCACAACAACGTGCCGATGCCCCTCAAGGCACCAGACGTGCGGGCCTTTCAGCGCCTCGGACGGCACGAGCCGTACTTCGACCTGTGGCTTGGCCACCTTCAGCCATTCGGCCGCTTGGTTCGCGTCCTCGGGCGTGGCGACCAGCGCAACCGGCGTGTCCCAGGCCTTGACCAGCACCGCGCGCGCTGCGCTGAACGAATCGGCGCTCAGGACTGCGGGCTTCGGGAGCGTCAGGGTCTTCACGCCGCCGCCTCTGGCTGGGGCGCCCGCATCAACCGCGCGCCCGCCGGCAGCATCTGGGCGTGGATCACCCGGCTCTTGCCCCGGACCTGCTCTTCCACCCACACGAAGCCACGGACTTCCTGGTTCCAGATCCGGCCCAGCGCCACGGCCATGCGCGTGGGGTTGCAGATGTGGGTGATTTCCACGGGACGACTCATGACACCATGGGCGTAACCGCCCCCTCGGGCTTGCCCCCGATGATCACCGGATCA